TCAGCATTCGTCCAGTGCAAATCCATAGTCGTCACTGGAGACTTGAGCCGCCTCGTTGAGTCGCTGGCGCAGCGCAGCGGTTAATTGCCGCTCTACTTCCCATGGGTCCGACAGGGCAGCAAGCTGCGGAGCTAATTGCGGCGACAAGCTCATCAACGAGTGATTGAGCGACCGAGCCGTTTCATACGCGGCCTTCTGCACAAAGCTGATTTCCACTAGCTCGCTTTGCGCCTTGCGAAACTCCATCTCAGCCATCCGGGCCAGGTAATGTTCGCGATGTGCTCGTGCTTTCTGAAAGTCTGGGGACTGTCCTTGCGCGGGATCAGCGGGCGGCGGCGCAGCCATGTTAGTCGGCTCGGATTGAGCTGCGACGTGACTGTACACATCACGCTGAAGCCGATCCTGTTGGTGGCGAGCAGCGACGGCAGCCTTGCTCGGGTCGGCGGTATCGCGGATCAGCGCTTCGGTGGCCAGCACGTCGACCTGCTTGCCATTGGGTGACAGAACCAGGCGGCCATTCTCTTTCAGCCAGGTGATGTAGCTCGGTGACCGACCGATGTGCGCGGCGAAGGCGCTTTTGGACAAATACGTGATTGCGCTCATAAGCCCTCCTTTCAGCGGCTTTTCAATGAATCCTTTCAAGATTTCAGTGGATTGAAATTTCAGTAAGCTGGCGGGCCTCCCACTAACAAGATCCCGCGGGTTTCCGACCCCGTGCCCTTTGAAAGTCCTCAGGGTCCCCGACGCTTTTTGGCTGCCCCAGCGAAAGTAGCGGTCGCTGTCGACAAGTGTTTCGTTCGATGATCGGGCCAACAGGCAGTCTTATCGAAAATTGCCGCATACCGTTGAACCGTTAAGTCTCTGGAAAGTTCGTGAAGCATTGCAGCCTCATGTTGCAGCAAGCCAATAATTTCGACGACGCTGTTGGCCTCCGCAGCGGTGAGTTTGCGGAGAATGCTTAACAGGTCAGCAGCGCAGTTTTCATTCACCGACGCGGACTCAACCAGTCTCAGCTGTAAATTCTGAATGTCACGCAGAGACTTCATATGCTGTCCTTCGTCGTGAGAGTTAACGATTGTTTAACCCCCGATCTTCAGGGCACGTAGGAATTCTTCCTATCAGACTGTTCCTAAAGTCATGCGTGAAACCTCCCTTCCTCAACTCACTCACTTCGACCAGTCAGCCAGGTCTGCATGCGCCTGTGATTCCCTAATCCTTTGGAAAGACGGACATCCCTGCAAAGGTTTCAGCTAGAGAGAATCCGCGAGTTCGATAACCCGTGTAGGGGGCGGCCCTCAGGGAGGACCCGTGAAATCTGCGCCCTACCCGGCCTGCCCGGCTCATGCTTTCGGCTCGGCCTCGCTCAGGTCCAGCCGCTTGGCCACCCAGCGTTCGTACAACCCGATGGCGACATCGGCGCCGGCCATCGCGGTCAGGCAACCCAGGGCGCCCGCTGTCCAGATCGACAGGCCCGCGCCGAACAACAACATCATCGCTGACACGCCGCAGACGATGCAGGCACCTGACCGAAGTGCGAGGCGCCGCAGTAACGCCCAACCCCGCGCGCCATCCTTGTGTCAGCGCGCCACATCTCGCCCGACACACCGCCAACCAGGGACAGGGCAATCACCAACCAGATCGGCATCTCTGCCAGCGCCTGTTGCTCGTTCGTCATGGCCCTGCCCCTTAAACAAAAAGACCCGGCGCAATGGCCGGGTCAGGTAGTGGATGGCCTGCCGCACTTTGCGGTCGCACCCATCGAAGATGGCCCCTTTTTACAGCTCGATTCTGGTGGCAGCAAGACCGGTTTAATGCCATCCGGTGAATGTGTGGCTTACGTCCGGTGAACGGCTGGCGAATGTCGGTGAATATCTCAACCCGGCTGGCTTTTGCTTCTGTTGTTTTAGCGGCGTCCCATACGTCCCACTTCTCTAAAACAAGGTGGGACGTCTGAAAGCCCCGCAGATTGGGGCGTTGCCCCACCGTCCTACTTTTCTTTCTCTTTTCTCGTGTATAGAGAGAAATTTAAAAAGCACGCGTGCGCGTGAACGCGCGTACCTGTGCCCGCTACGCATACACGGGTGGGAGGCAAAAAAGGTGGGACGGTGGGACAACCCAACAACGACGGGGCCTGCGCCCGTCCCATTGCTGCAAAAGCAGTAGGACGGACGCAGGCCAGTGGGACGGCGTAAGCCAGAGGGATGCCCACGATCAAGCCGCTTCCCCCAGGAGGAAGTGCTCGACCACGATGTGGGCGTCATGCAGGCGTTGGTAATAGACGTTGCGTGTGCAGCCGCTTCGCGTCAGACGTGCCGCCAAGGGCTCATCGGGCTGGAAGTAATGCACCTGCACCACCGTCATCAGCTCGGGGTCGAGGCGTTTTTTGACGATGCGCTCGATGTCCAGTGAGGCTTCCAGCGGCACCCTGCTCCCGCGCCTGCCGCGCACAAGCTGACCACCACTCTCCATCATCATGGCGACCATGTTGCCGCCCGAGTAACCGGCGGCCACCTCATCGCTGTGCAGCTCCTGCGCCCATTGTTTGAGGGCCATATCGATTGCCTTAATCATCGAAGCACGGCTCCTCGAACTCGTCCCGTTGCAGCGCAGACGCCCTGCCCCAGTGATCGGGTTTCTTGTACGCCCATGGCCGCTGACCGCTCTTGTTCAACGCCCCCAGACGGAAGCGTCGCCAGCCGAGACGGTGCAGGATTGCGCCGACGCGCATTTGCTCGGGTTTGCCCCAATGCCCTGGGTCGAGCTTGAGTGCTTGACTCATCACTTCACTGCCGGTGGTGGTCTCACCGATCTGCGACTCTTCGAGCCAGGTCAGGATCGGTGTTTCCCATTCATCCACCACAAAGCGTTCGTCCTGCTCCTCGCTGAACATTGGCGCTTCCTCTCGCGTGACCCACCAGAGGTCGCCGGCCTCGAAGCAGAACACCGCTTCGGCCCACAGCTGGTCGCGGATCTCGCGCAGCAACGGCACGTCGACCTTGGTACAGGCGACCGGCCAATAACGACGGTTGCCGGTGGCGTCCTTCAGGTATTCGTCCTGGTTGGTGGTGCCGACGAAGACACACTGGCGTGGTACGTCCAGGGTTCTGCGGCCGTAGCTCTCTCGGTAGGTGTCGGTCGAGGCCGAGAAGAACTGTTTGGCCTTGGTGCTCTCGGCCTTGTTGAAGCTGTCCAGCTCGCCTAGCTCGACAATCCACTTACCACGAATTGCCTGAAAGCCGTCCTTGTCGCCGAGCGCAAACGGCGTGTCCATGAACCACTCGCCGCCGAGCACGCTCATGGCGGTCGACTTACCGGCGCCCTGTACGCCTTCGAGGATCATCACCGAATCTGCCTTGCAGCCGGGTTTCATCACCCGTGCCACGGCCGAGATCAGCCAGCGTTTGCCGACCTTGGAGGTGTAGTCGGTTGTCTTCACCCCCATGACATCCGTCAACCAACGCTCCAGGCGCGGCACACGATCCCATTCGAGTTTTTTCAGGTACTCGCGCACCGGGTGAAACGCGTGGTCGTGCGCCACGACGCTGACGGCTTCGATCACGTGCGAGGACTTCACGCGCAGGTTGTACTGCTGGGCGAGCCACTTCATCACGCGCACGTCATCGATGTCGGCCCACTCGCCAGTGCCACCGCCATAGGGCGCTGCACGCAGCTTGACGATCTTCGAGCTGAAGGCGCAGTAGCTGATCACCCCGGCCCAGCGTTCGTCGTGAGCGAGGATCAGTTCGACGTTCTGCATGTGCGCGATCAGGGCACCGCTCTCGCTGCGGGCGAGCTGATCTTTCCAGCCACCGGCAGCAGGAGGACGGACCACAGCGAGCACTTGTCGGCGAACCGCGTCGAGGCCTTCGGCGACGTGCAGGTCGTTGAAATCGGTCCACTTGTCGTGGCGCTCGACGGAGAAGATCGGCGCAACGACCTGGGCACCGACGATCAGCGCGGCATTGCTGGCCTTCTCCTCACCAGGATTCCACACATCGCCATTTGGCTTGGTGGTCTTCCAGTCATCATCGCGGCAGATGATCAGCGGGCAGCCGGCAAAGCGCTCACGCATGACCTTGCACACGGCCAGCAAGTTACCGGCATCGAAGGCCACGGCCACCGCCAGCGACGTCGCCATGTGCAGGCTGGCACCGGTGGCGTAACCCTCACACACCAGCACCGGTTCACCCGGTACAGGGTGCGGACCGAGCAGGTGAAAGGAGCCCTCCTTCGCCATCCCGTATGGCCAGTAGGATTTGTCGCGGCCGGTGTCTTCCTGCTTGTTTGGGAAGATCACTTGCAGGCCCATGATCTGATCACGGGCATTGTTCATCGGAACCAGTACCGCACCGGTGCGCGGCGCGTAACGCACCTTGATGCCGACGATTTGTTTGCGATCCAGGTAATCGCTGCGCCCGGTGGTCGGCATACGCTCGAACAAACCTTGCGCCCTTTTCGCGGCCCGCCGCGCAGCGTTATTCGCGATTTCCGCGGCGCGGCGCTTGGCTTCTTCCTGGCGGGCGCGCATCACTTCGCGCTCCTCGGGGGACATGCGGCCGGCCTTGACCTTGATCTTCTGCGTCTCACCCGAACGCCAATCACCGAAAGCGCCGAAGATCAGGGTATCGCCCTTCTCCGTGCGCTGCTCGTGAACCACGTACCAGCCGTTCTTTTCCTTGCCCTTGTCTTGCGATGTCTTGCAGCGGGTCAGTTTGCCGAACACCAGTGGTTGCGCTGGCTCCAGACCGTAATCGGCGAATTGGCCCAATACCTCATCGAGCATGCTGAATCCCCCGCTCAGAGAGGGATTGGCAGCTGATGCACTGCGAGCAGCCCGGCTGGGCCAGACGACGGGCTTCCGGGATCGGATCGTCACAGGCTTCGCAGAACAGCAAGGAATGGGCAGTGCTTTCGGCCTTGGCAGCGCTGCGCGCGGCCATGGCCTGATCGATGCGTTCCTGCACCAGATCGTTGGCGAAATCAGCAATATCAGCCACGGTCAGCACCTCGCGTCGTCTGGTTGACGTAGGTGGCGCGGTTGAACAACCCGAGCAGCCCTTGAATGCCCCTGAACACCTGCAGGCGAATCGCCGCGAGTTCCTGATCAGTCACCACACCGTCGCCGATGCTCTTGGCCCAGGTCTCGGCCAGATCGGCGACCTGGCGAAAGTATTCAGCGATACCCGTGGTCAGGGTCTCGGGCATGTCGTTGGTGTAGGTGTCGGCCAGCTCCTGCCAGACCGTGTCGCCGACCAGCGCATGCACCGCATCGAGAATGCGGCGGTCCTTGGTCAGTTCGAGGATCTCGCCGAACTCCTGAATGTTGATGGAGTGGCTCGGGTGGGTTGGCGACAGCTTGTGCTGCAGCGTGGTCGGGTTACGACCGGTCGTGGCTGCGATGGCAGCAGCGCCGCCCGGGTAATCGCGAGCGGCGTGGTACAGCGCTAAATCGAGCGGCAGGATTTCCCGCTGCGCCCGTTCCAGAGAACTGAGAGCAATTCGGCTCATGGCATTAATCCTAAAAGTTGCCAGTGCCGCGCGACAGAAGTTGGTGATACATTTGCCGCGTGGTCTGGAGAGGCCCAAAGCCGGCTAGGTTCGTAAGACCAACACCGGCACCGTGCCGGGGCGAACAATCCGTTGTTCACCCCTGGCGCAACAGCTGCCAGCTCTGTGGTAAGAACGGCAGCAACACCAAGGCTTCCAGCCTTGGAAGCGCGATGAAAGTCGGCGGCATGTGGTGTGCTCGCCTTCCGACATCGCGACCCGACCGCATTGTGGTGATGCTGTCGGGAGAAACTGGGCGACCCTTGGGTCGCCTTTTTTCTATGCGGCTTGGGACTGTTCCATTTCCGGGGGAAATACGTCATCAAGACTGCACGGCGCTCCTAACTTATTGAGCGCTCTGACTATGGCTCTGCACTCCGTAAGCCCTGCGATTCGACGTCCTGCCTCGTAATTGCTTATACGTGCCTGAGTCCACCCAAGAGCTACAACGAGTTCCTTTTGCTTGATCCCAGCTTTCTCTCGATGTTCAGCGATCAGATTCATGATGCCCTCCAATTAGCCGCAGCCATCATAATCACGAATTGTGGATATTTCAACACGCAAAGTGATGATAAATAATTTCAGAGCGTGGTAAAAAAAACACATGAACACACTCGGCGAACGTATCAAGCAATACCGCAAAGCCAAGGGCATGAGCCAACAAGCCCTTGCTTTCGCTTGCGGTTGGGAATCCCAGTCTCGGATAGGCAATTACGAGAAAGGGGCTCGTCAGCCCAATCTCCACGACTTGGAAAAGATAGCGACAGCACTGGGAGTGTCTTTTCCAGACTTGGTAGCAGGAAAAAATCGTTCCGACGTTGAGTCTTACTCAGACGCCATTCAAGGTCGGATTCGGTCTGAAGACCGTCTTGTGAGGGACTACGGAAGATCGAATGACAAAGACCAACCTGTTAGCAGCCTTGTAGGCTGGGCTAAGGATGGAAAGGTGCCTGTGCTATCAAACGCACAGCTTGGGAATGAGGGCCTCTTCGACACGGTAGAACCGCCACCAGGGCAAGGTGAAGGCTTCCTAAACATACACAGCGATGACCCAGATGCCTATGGCATAAGAGTCATGGGCGATAGCCTGATGCCCCGCATAAAGAATGGCGAGTTCGTGCTTATAGAGCCGAACAAACGCTTCAGTAGCGGTGACGAGGTCATAGTTCGAACGTCCTCCGGCAAAGCGATGATCAAAGAGTTCATTTATCTCCGAGACGGAATGTATCGGCTGGATAGCGTCAATACCGAGCACGAAACTCTCCACATTGCAGAACAAGAGGTGGAGGAAATCCATCTCGTAGGCGGAATATTGAAGTCATCACGCTTCCTACACAGCGCCGCGCTATTTTAATCACGTTATGTGTTGACACAAGTAAGCACAGTACGTGATATTTGCCTCACTCTTTACCACAGAGCGAGGCAACACCTATGCGCACCACCGCAACCTTGCATGTCCATCCGGCATGCGTCAGCAATCGCAAACTGATCGAACAGCTGCAGCTCGCCACGGGCTGTCTGATCATCATTCATAACAGCAAACCCAAGCTTGTCGCCAAGTCCTGCCAGCCCTCTCCTATCGACCCAAACGGTGGAGGGCACGCGGCATGATCAAGTACAAGATCGACAACCGCACCCTGCAGTTGCTCAACGCACAGGTCAACCTGACCGAGACCTTCAACCACATCCTGCGCACAGCACCGAAGCGTGATTGCCTGGCGTTTCGCCTCAAGGCTGAGCGCGGCACAGTGGAAAGCACTTTTGTCGTCGAACTGGGTAGCGAACGCCACACGCTGACCCTGCAAAACGACAAAAAGATGCACCTCAAACTCGCCGACTTCATCGAAGAGATTGCCAACGGTCCGTTCGACGCGAGCAACTCCAGCGACCTGGTGCATCTCCCGCATGCCGATCGTCAATACGGCCGTTTTGAAGTCCAGGACAAACAGCGCGTGTTCGAACTGGTGCACACCGGCGGTGTGCTGAGTCTCGACATGGGTTTCGAGCTTCCCCTGCACGTGGCGCTGCATCGCACCCATTCGCGCCGCGGCGCCACCGCCATCTTGAGCATCGGCAACAAGAGCCCGCATACGCGTTGCTTCACCCTGTACGACCCCGATGTCGAGATCTACGCAAAGCTCATTGAGTCCATCAACCACCTTGCTGCAGCGGCCACTCCTGCTGCGCATGCTGCTTGAGGAACCGTTTATGGAACGCACCCTCGCCCAAGCGGCCGCTCAACTCGGCCTCACTCGCCCCAAACTGATCGCTCTCATGCGGGAAAAAGGTTTGCTCAAGGGAAACCTGCCGGCGAACCCGAAGCGAGACAAAGCGTACCTGCGGGTCAAGGACAGTCCTTGGTATGACGAGAAACACGGAATGCAGTACAGCCAGTCGACTCGGGTGAAGCAGGCCGGTATCCGTTGGCTGGCCGAGCAGTTGGACATCAATCTTCCTGCCATCCCGGCAGATCGCCGTGACGTGGCCTAGGGAGTACGCCCGCCAGATCATTGCCATGCGCACACGCGAGGAGCGCAACGCCGCGCTCCTCGAAGTGCCCGAGCATCTGCGCGAGCTGACCAGACGCCACTGCCTGAACGCCTGGAACCACCCGGCACGACAACAACGCAAGGAGGCTCGACAAGGCCATGAGTAACGCTGCACAGAATCCGCTTCGCCTGCATCCGGCGCCCGAATCGGCCACCGTCGAACTGCTCTATCGCATCTTCGGTGACGTCCTGATCCCACTGGAAAAAGTCCGCGAGCAGTACTTTCGCAATCTCAACGAGCAGTCGTTCGTGACGGAGATCAACAGCGGCCGGATCCAGCTTCCGATCACCACGCTGGACACCAGCCGCAAGGCGCTGAAGTACGCGCACATCCGCCACGTCGCCTCGCTGATCGACATCCGCGCCTACAAAGCGGATGAAGACATGCAGCGACAGCAGGACGGCCAACACCCTGTTGCCCCCACACCACTGACGGCCGTCACCACCGGCCAACGACAATCCCAGGAGCACACCACATGATGACCCCAATACAAATTGGTGCACTCGTCACCCTGATAGTTCTGGCCGCCCTTCTGCTCTGGGGCGGTTACATCATGGGCCGCAGCGATGGCCTGGAGACAGGCCTGCGCGAGGGCGAAGACATCCAGCGCGCCGCGAGCGCCAAAACCATCCGCGAGCTTCAGGCCTCCCTGCAGTTCATCCGGGCCGATCACGCGCGCCTGGCACACACCTGCAAACGATTTGAAGCAGATCCAGTCTTCGGCCCGGCCGAACACCAGACGCTGGTCGATATCGGCGAGCTGCTGCGGATCGCCGCTGAGACCTTCAGCGCCTTTCGTACCGGCAAGAAGCTTGAGCGTGATGCCCGGTCCCTGCGCGATCAGGTGCTTGCGATGGCTGCGCAGTTGCAACCAGAAATTGAGGGCAACAAAGTCGGACAACCACCCTGCAGCGCCGCGCAAGTCACTGTGGAGGCTGCGTGAATGAGTTGGCTCTTTTCGCAGGCGCTGGTGGCGGAATACTCGGCGGACACCTCCTCGGCTGGCGCACCGTCTGCGCCGTTGAGCGTGATGCCTACGCCGCACAGATTCTGGCGCAACGACAAACCGATGGACTGCTCCCGCCTTTCCCGATTTGGTCTGACGTGTGCAGTTTTGACGGACGCCCCTGGCGAGGCCTTGTTGACGTGGTTTCGGGAGGATTTCCTTGTCAGGACATCTCGGTTGCAGGCGCCGGCCTGGGTATCGCCGGCGCCCGCTCCGGACTGTGGCGGCAGATGGCACGAATTACCGATGAGGTACGACCGCGCTACGTCGAACTGGAGAACTCACCATTGCTTGTGGGAAGAGGACTTGCCCTGGTGCTCGGTGACCTTGCCGAAATGGGGTATGACGCGCGATGGGGTGTTATCGGAGCGGCTGACCTCGGCGCCCCTCATCAGCGGGACCGGATCTGGCTCATCGCAGAAGACACGCGTCAGACGGTGGCCAACACCCGTGGCGAGCATGGCAAAGGGATCCTCCCCGGCCGCATTGACTCGCCGTTCAGGGGCCGACCGCTCGAACGATCGCCTGGATCACGCCGTGATGGCACTGGATGGTGGTCATCTGAGCCCGGAATGGGCCGAGTGGCTGATGGGGTGGCCCATCGGGTGGACCGACTTAAGGCCATTGGCAACGGACAGGTTCCAGTCGTGGCAGCAAGCGCATTCGAAGCGCTCTGTATTTCCTAGCAAGGAGGCAGC